TACTGAAACATTGTACTCTTGAGGATAGTGTTCTCAAACTTCCGAAAGTACAATTTAATAAGAAATCCTATGCTGAAGCAAAGAGATGGATAGAAGAAGCCGGCGGCTCATGGCAGGGAGGTAAGATACAGGGCTTCACATTCCCGTTTAATCCGGAACGTGTGTTTTCCATACTGAAAGAGGGTAAAAGGTGCAACCTTCAACAGGATTACCAGTTTTTTGAAACTCCGGACGATGTTGCCGACTGGCTGGTTATGCTTGCCGGAGGGATACATGAGGATGATACGGTACTGGAGCCGAGTGCCGGGCGTGGTGCTCTTGTCAAGGCTATTCATCGGGCATGCCCTTCTGTGATAGTTGAGTGCTATGAATTAATGCCAGAAAACAGAGAGTTTCTTCATACACTTGATAACGTAATATTACTTGATGAAGATTTTACGAAAGATAGTGTAGGTAGTTATACTAAGATTATTGCAAATCCTCCGTTTTCCGGTAATCAGGACATAGAGCATGTAAGACTTATGTATGAACGTTTGGAAGAAGGTGGCACACTTGCGGCCATCACTGGACCACATTGGAAAATTGGGACAGAAAAGAAATGTGAGGAATTTCGCACTTGGCTTAACTCTGTTGGTGGGAAAACCTTTGAAATAGGTGTCGGTGAATTTAAAGAGAGTGGGACAACTATTGCTACTATAGCAGTGGTAATCCAGAAATAGAGTAAAACAGAGATAGAAAGGAATATTATGAGAGCAATAAAATTTAGAGGTAAACGTGTGAACGGGGGTGAATGGGTTAAAAGCATGACCATTTCTCATGGTTCTATTAAACGAAAGATGTATGAACTATTTTTTGAAATCAGTCCTGATAAGTGGGTTGGTGTTATACCTGAAACTGTAGGTCAATTCATAGGTTTACTTGACAAGAATGGTAAAGAGATTTACGAAGGTGACATAGAATAAAAATGAAGAAAATAGTCACTATAAAAATCGAGGTGGATATGGAACACCCGGCACGTGAAGAATGGGAAAAATCTAAAGATTTCGTTGATACTGAAATTGATGATGTGCTTGATCACATCCGAGATTTTACCCGACCATATAAGAAAGAAAATGGACGTTCATCAAGTAAGGCTACAACATACAGTGTAGATATTCATAATATCAAATAGAGTAATACTAATGAGAAATGAAGAAAATAATGTTCAATGATAAGTACGGCTTAACGCAGGCTGTGCTAAATGGTCGAAAGACTATGACAAGGCGTATTATTACATATCCTTCAAAATTAAGAGGTCAAAATGTAGCTGGATATTTTGTTTGCAGAAGACCTTCTGGGGAGCTTGTCGAAGTGTGTCTGCATGATGAAGATGAACGCATGATTGATGGCGGTCAAATATTTCCTAAATTTCAAGTCGGAGAAGTGGTCGCTATAGCACAGAACTACAGGGATTCAGGCTATGCCCCAGACTCATTAGATAGACATCCGAAAGATTTGAGTATTCGAGGTCTCATGAAAGATTCCGCAGGCTGGAATAACAAGATGTTCGTTAAATCGTATGCTTGCAAACATCACGTCAAGATAACCAATGTAAGAGTAGAGCGTTTGCAAGATATATCCGATGAAGATTGCTTGCAAGAGGGAGTTTTCGAATGGGATGCTGGACAAAAGGATGTTCCTTTTTACTCATTTACGGGTGCAGATATACCCGACTACAGTAATCCTCGTGATGCATTTGAAGAATTGATAGACAAAGTATCGGGCAAAGGTACGTGGGATAGTAATCCTTTTGTTTGGGTTTATGAATTTAAACTGTTTGACTAATAATAAGAATAGTAATGAATAAAAAGGAGCAACAAGCAATCGACTTTCTTCGCAGCATGGAACGTGACGATCCTATGTGTTTAGGCTTTTCTGGCGGTAAAGATAGCGTTGTTATTCTCGACCTTGCAGAGCGTTCCGGTATAAAGTATAATGCTTCTTACGCAAATACTACCGTTGATCCGCCCGGTACAATCAGTTTCATAAAGAAGAACTATTCACAGGTTCAAATACTTCATCCAAAGAAATCATTCTTTCAGTTGGTTGAAAGCAAGGGACTACCCGGCAGAATGAGACGTTTTTGCTGTGAAAAGCTGAAGGAGCAATACGGTATCGGTCAGCGCACAATTGAGGGAATGAGGGCAGAAGAAAGTCAAGCGAGGGCATTATATGAGCCAGAACAATGCGATGCACGCAAATGGATGAAAGGCGCGAAGCACATTCTACCAATTCTTAACTGGTCAGAAACAGATGTTTGGAACTACATCCGAAAATATGGACTACCATATTCTAAATATTACGATGCACCCTACAATCTTTCTCGTCATGGCTGTGTTGGTTGTCCCCTTGCAGGATGCAAGCAGATGCAGACGGAATTTAAGATGTTTCCCGGATATGCCCGTAGAATGATAGTCGCCATTGAACGATACATGAACAATAAGCCTAATAATGCACTTGCTAAGAATTTCAGTGATCCGTATGAAGCCTTTTACTTCTACATCAATGAAATGCCAATGCAGGACGTTAGGCGGTTGAAAAAGGGACTCTTTCACTTTAATGCGAAGGAGGTTATACAGAAAGAAATTTTAAATCGAATAGAGTAAAACATACAAGAAATGAAGAAAAGTAGTATGAAGAAAAAGAGACAACAAAGAAGACTTTACTTAGAGAAAATAAAGTCTTCCTGTAAAAAGAGAAGTTATGCCAATAGAAGTGAATATTTGGACAAACTTCTAAATGGCAAGGAATTCGGGCTAATACTCAATCCCTAAGGCTTTAAGGCTGAATTGTTCTAAGTGCCCACAATTTTCACAAACAGCAACAGCAACAGGTATATATTGGAACCTGCCATTTACATCTATTCCGGTTGGAGTTACATTGAAACCTGAAACTAAATAAAGCTGTTTCTGTAAACTTAATCCAGCCTTGTGGCACATTGGACATGGAATTTGATTATCACAGCGTGATAATAGAGTTTTGGCTATATGCAGCCGCTAAAATTTACGGAAAAGAAATTTATACATAATATTAAAATGCAGAACAATAGAGAAAAGAAGCGCAAGGGCCCGGCAGAAGAACGTAAGCCGGATACTACAACCAACGTGAGTAACCTTGATGAAATCATTGCTCGGCAGCGGGAAAGAGAAAAGAAACTCTACCCCATCCGGGTATCTGGTACAACGGTGATCTATGTTACCAGGAATAAGGCTAACTCACAGTATGCAGAAAAATATAAACGTGATAAATTGATGAGGCTATAACGATGAAGAAGAAAAGAATATCTATACGATTTGATGATCGTACCCTAATGCTACTGGAAGAATTATCCAGTAAAACAGGTGCTAAAACTTCTGTAGTTATCCGCTCTTTGATCATGAAGGGCATTAACGACATAATGGACGATACAGGTAATTTTAAAATTAATGAGAAACAGATACAAGAAGAGTAAATTTTATCCGGTTATTGCCGGAAGTATAGCCCGCAATTATAATAAACTGCGAGCCTTATGCTTCCGGCAAGTAATTGGATACTTTGATTCTCGCAGCGACGAAGACATCTTTCAAGATACAGTCCTATACGTTATTCAAGATGAAGAATCATTGAAGTGTACTACTGATGAAGACCTGATAAGACATTTCCTTCATCGCTACCGGATGATAGAGTTTCAGACAATACGAGATGCCCAACAACTAAAGAAAATACCCTATGCCGACTATATACAAGCCAAAGAGGAAACAACCGAAAGACAATAACCAATACAATGCCGAGCGGCGGAAGATATACAACTCTGAACGCTGGCGGCGGCTGCGTGCATGGAAATTTGCATGTAATCCGTTGTGTGAACTATGCTTGCAAGAAAATAAAACAGTACCGGCCGAGGACATCCATCATATTATTTCATTTATGAGTACGGATGATCCACAACAACGATTATTCCTTGCTTATGATTATGATAATCTGATGAGCCTTTGTAAGCAATGCCATCAAAAGATTCACAATAAATTATAAGCTATCCAGATGCTCCCTGAAATCCCGGTTCAATTCATACGTCAGGAAATAATAAAAGAACGTTGCCCGCATAGGTTTGGACAATTCACGTTTACCGGACATGATAAGACTCAAAGAAGAACGATCAATAGCTAATTGTTTTATTAGGTCATTCCTCTTTATACCAAACTCCTGCATCTTACTTTCTATCCATTCAACCGTAATATCATCTACATTCAAAGAATATGCCACCGGGATAATCTTTGAATCCGGATACAGTTCTTTTCCTCGCTCAATGAGTTGCTTTTGGTTCAGTATATATCCGTTTATCAATCTCGACTGAGTGACCTTTACCGTACCGTCTTCCAATGGTTCAATATCTATCCCCATTCTTCTGTAACCATTAATAAATTCTTTTTCCATACTTTTTCTATTTTAGAAAAGAAAGAAAAAGCAAGGGGCGAACCCCTTACTTAATTCTAATCTCTTTTACGTTTGTCATATCGTAGATTGCAAGCTGATTGTTTTCCTTTGCGAACTCTATCGCCTTGTCAATCTCCGAGTTTTTAAACACCTTTACGCTGTCGAAGTAGTAACGTTCGCTTTCGGTCTCGAACCATCCGCCAACCGTTTTACTATGTTCTAAAGCATGATTAATAACCCCGTTCAAACTCTCTTTTCCGAAACTGTTTTGCGTTTCTTGATACGCTACTGAAATTCCGTACTTAACAGGTTTCATTGTCTCAATGTTAAGAGTAAAACCATCAGGATTGATTAGTGAGTATTCCCAAACTCCATCGATTAATTGTTTCATAATGTCAAATGATTTAAAGCCCCTTGCTTTAACTGTTACAAAGATAATAAAGTTATTTGCTTTACGCAAACTTTTAATATAAAATATTTGCTTTACGCAAATAAATAGGGATTTCCCTATTTTATCTTTCCGTGGAACAAAGTGTTAAAAAATCGTGGAACATCGGGAGGGGGAGGGGGCTTTTTTTTTAAGTTTTTTGACCTCCGAAACCTCGCCCCACCCTTCTTCACACACACGGCACTTTTTCAAATTTTGAATTTGTTAATTTATTAACACTGTTTCTGTCCGACAAAAAAATGGTTAGTCAGAAAAATCTAATCAATATGGTAAAGTTTAATATGCCCGATGGATTATCGGATGAAACGCAAAAATTTATGCGGGATGTAGTCAAGGAACTAAATAAAAGAAAGATTATACAAAGCATTGATCTGGGAGCACTCCGAATGCTCGCTACCAGTTACGAGATGTACTTACAGGCTACGGATATTTTGCTTGCTGATGGCCCTGTTGTTATGATTAAATATGAAAGGGCTGCCAATCCCGCACAGAATATTGCTACTAAAAATTATGCCCAAGTCATGAAGATCATGACAGAATATGGCCTGACCATTAAAAGCCGGGGAAATATCAAGGAAATGAAATCAGATAAGGAAGAAGAATCTCCATTGGACAAGTTTATCAAAAAGGCTCCGGGAAAAAAGAGATGAAAGGCTATTATCAATATGCTGCTGATGTACGCGACGGTAAAGTGGTAGTAGGTGAATTCATTAAGCTGGCCGTAGAACGTTTCTATTCCTTATTTGACCGTGATGATATCGAATTCCGTGAAGAATGTGCAGATTACGCTATTGAATTTATTGCCTTACTCCGCCATTATACGGGACGCCATGCCGGTATGTCTTTCGAATTATTACCATGGCAGAAGTTTGCAGTGGCTAGCATTTACGGATTCTATAAAAAAGATGAGGATGGGACCTGGTGTCGACTAATTTCATTTGTGTACATAGAGATGGCCCGCAAAAATGGCAAGTCCGCTTTTGCTGCTGCTCTTTGTCTTTATCATCTTATTGCTGACGGTGAATCCGCGGCCGAAGTATATTTGGCCGCCAACTCCAAAGACCAGGCTAAGGTCAGTTTCAAGATGTGTCGCAACTTTGTCTCCGGACTTGATCCAAAGCATAAATATCTGGACTCATTTCGTGACCAGATCAATTTCGATAAGACTCTATCTTTTTTGAAAGTTCTGGCAGCTGATTCATCCAAACTGGACGGTCCGAACCCTTCCATGTTCTTGCTTGACGAGTATCATGCCGCAAAGAATTCAGGTCTAAAGGATGTATTACAATCCGGGCAGGGTATGCGGGACGATCCAATGGGCGTTATAATTACTACAGCAGGCTTTGATAAGTTAGGGCCATGCTATCAGTTCAGGGATATGTGTACAGAAATTCTGAAAGGGCTAAAAGAAGACGATACCATATTCGCATTGATATATTCACTGGATGAAGGGGATGACTGGAAAGATGAAAAGAACTGGGCCAAAAGCAACCCGAACCTTGGAGTAACGGTCAAGGCAAAGTATCTGCGTGAACAGGTGCGTAAAGCTATGAATTCGCCATCCGAAGAGGTCGGCATCAAAACCAAGAACATCAATATGTGGTGCGATGCCGAGACGGTTTGGATACCTGAACACTATATTTTGAACTCGTCTGCCAACATTGATTTTGATGATTTCATAAACAAGGACTGTTACATGGGTATTGACTTATCAAGTACCAGTGACTTAACCTGCGCTGCATTCATGTTCCCAACTGAAGAAAAGTATTATTTCAAGGTTAAATACTACCTGCCGGAAGTCGCGCTTCAGGAGAAGCGTTTCAAGGAACTTTATGGGGAATGGCGCAGGCAGGGATTGATAACAATCACTCCGGGAAACGTGACTGACTATGACTATATCCTCAATGACATTATGGATATCCGGGATAAGGTTTATATCCAAAAGATTGCTTACGATAGCTGGAATGCCACCCAATTTACCATCAATGCTGAGGAAAAGGGTTTGCCTATGGAACCTTTTAGCCAGGCTCTTGGGAATTTTAACCGGCCTACCAAAGAGATGGAGCGTCTTCTGCTTTCCGGGAAAGCCGTGATAGATAATAATGTGATAAACCGGCATTGCTTCCGCAATGTAGTAATGGCCAGGGACAGAAACGGCAACACCAAGCCATCTAAGCAGTTTGAAGAAAAGAAGATAGATGGTGTGATCGGTATGCTGGAAGCATTGGGTGGATATCTGACATCACCACGCTACGGAGAATTTTATTAAAATGTCCGACACTTTTTTGGTTGGTGTAGAAAAGTGTGATATGAACATATTCGGATACAATTTTGAAATAAGAAAAGCTTCAAAACAGGAAACATCCCGTATTCCTGCGTGGAGCTACTCCGGTGGCCACGCTCCCTTGCTGAGCCGTAGCAAACCTATGCTGTTGTCAACAGTTTACCGCTGTGTAGACCTCATATCTGATAGTGTGGCGGTGCTTCCACTTAAGACTTATGAACTTGACAGGGATGGATTCAAACGGGAATATAAGGAACATCCGGCTTATCAAGTACTGGACTTGGAACCTAATGAAGATATGACAAGGTTTGTGTTCTTCAAGACACTTATGGCTTCTGTTTTATTAACAGGAAATGGATATGCATATATTGAGAGAGATAGTAAATTGGCCGTTTCTCAACTTATTTATATGCCGACATCCCATGTCTCTGTAGTCTGGGTTACTGACGGCAAAGGCATTATGCGAAAACGCTATCAGATTACGGGGTTTAAAGAGCTTGTCGAACCGAGAGATATGATCCATGTTCTCAATTTCTCATACGATGGCATTATAGGTGTTTCCACTCTTACCCATGCCCGACAGACTCTTAATATCGCCACGAGTTCGGAAGAACACGCTGTGGGATTTTTCAAAAACGGGGGAATGTCCGGAGTCCTGACAGTCGAAGGTTCTCGTCTGGATAAGACTCAAAAGGATCAGATATACCAAACCTGGGAGGAACGAATCATTAACCATCCCAATGGTATTGCAGTGCTGGAGGCCAATATGAAATACCAGCCTATTACTATTAATCCCAAAGATGCGCAATTGCTTGAGTCGAGACAGTTCAATGTAGTTGATCTTTGCCGCTTTTTCTCCGTATCTCCTGTGAAAGCATTTGACTTGTCTAAATCAAGCTACTCCACTGTTGAGGCTACGCAACTCCAATATCTGACGGATACCGCGCTGGCCGTGATAACAAAGATTGAGCAGGAAATCAACAGGAAGGTATTCTTGCCGGTAGAACGAGGCAAGGTACTTGCAGAATTCGACACATCCGCCATCCTGCGCACGGATAAGAGTGCGCAGGCTGCCTATTGGAAGGATTTATCTGTCATCGGTGCTGCTACTCCGAACGAGGTCCGCCGGGAAAACAATCTCCCTAAAATTGAAAATGGTGACAAGGCATTCGTACAGGTGAATGTGCAGACCTTAGATAACGCAGTTAAAGAAATTCCTGCAAAAAATGAAGAAAATTCAAGAGTGTCCGACAATTCTGTGGTTAGTGTGTAAAAGCTAAGATTATGGACGAAAAAAGAGAAATCAGAAACACGGCTTTTCAGGTGCAAGTAACCGGAGAAGAGGAGGAAAAACGGACTGTAGAGGGCTATGCTTTACTGTTTGGTGTATCTTCTGACGGCTTGTCCTTTGAAGAAGTGATTGAACGAGGAGCTTTAGACGGAGTTATTGAAAAAAGTGATGTGTTTGCATTGCTGAATCATAACCAAAACAGGGGAATACTTGCCCGGTGTACAAATGGGAAAGGATCACTAAGTTTATCAGTCGATAGCAAAGGTCTTAAGTATCGTTTTGAGGCACCTAAAACAGCACTTGGAGAGGAATTGCTGGAAAATATCCGCCGGGGAGAGATCAGTGTGAGTTCTTTCTGCTTTGATGTGAAGAAAGACGCTTGGGAAAAGAAAAGTGACGGTGTATGGAAACGGACAATCTCTAAGATAGGGAATCTATACGACATTGCTCCTGTGTACAATGCCGCATATAGTAAGACTTCGGTGTATATGCGTGGTAAGGAACAGGCAGAAGCGGAATTTGTCCGCCAAAACAATGAAAATTTGGAAGAGTATTACTCAAATATTGAAAAATCATTAAACATTTAAATGTTATGGCTAAAGAAAAAAGTATCACAGAGTTGAAAGATGAGAAAAAACAGCTTTCTACTCGCTCAAAAGCTATTCTTAAAGCAGCTAAAGGCGAAAAACGCCAGTTAACTGCTGAGGAAAATGAAGAATTGGGAGCTAATCAGGTCCGTATGGCGGAAATCAATCTTGAGATTGAGGAACACGAAGACATGAATCGTCAACAAGGCCGTAAACATCAGCCACAAGGCGGTAGATTCTCACTGCGCCGTGCCATTGCCAACATGGTGGATGGAAACCAGCAGAATGATGTGGATGCCGGTGTTATCGATGCGGCTACCACACTGCATAACCAGTCAGGTGCTCAGATGGCCGATAAACGTAGTATCGTAGTGCCGGTAAACATGGAAAACCGTGCGGCATTTACCGCTGCAACGGAAGCCGCTACAGGTGTTATCATCGACGAGGAACAACAGGAAATGTTGTTACCGCTACAATCTGCATTGGTTTTAGCTCGTGCCGGTGCACGTTTCATGACTGGTCTGCAAGGCAACATTTACTGGCCGTCATTCTCCGGTGCGAATGTATTTTGGGAAGATGAAAACGCAGAAGCTAAGGATGGCGCCGGGAAATTCTCTAAAGGTAATGTGTTCAAACCACTACGATTGACTGCTTATGTCGACATTTCCAAACAGTTACTTGTGCAGGAGAATGCTTCTGTAGAAGCATATATCCGTCAGGCTATCGCTGTAGCCATCGCGCAGAAGATAGAGCAGACAGCTTTCAGCAAGAATACCGGTGTGGATAATACGCCTGACGGTATGTTCCACACCCTTGATGCAAATATCAAAGGTGATATGACATGGGCACAGATCGTTGCGATGGAAACTAACGCGGATACTCGGAATGCATTGTTCGGTAGCTTGTCTTACATTCTGCACCCGTCACTTGTTGGTAAGGCAAAAACGAAAGTTAAAGATGCATCCGGTGCCGGAGGCTTTATCTTTACAGGTAATGGCGATGGCCAATTGAATGGTTACAAAGCGCTGCGGACAAACAACCTGCCGAAAGAACTTGGTGAAGGTGCTGATGAATTCGGTATTATTTTTGGCAACTGGGCAGACTATTTCTTGGGACAGTGGGGCGGCATTGAATTGCTTGTAGATCCGTATACCCAAGCTCTGAATGGGACGGTAAGACTGATTACCAATTCTTACTGGAATATGGGATTCATCCGTAAGGAATCATTCTCTATTGCGTCTTTGAAGTAGTATGGCATACGTCGACTTAGAGTTGGTAAAGAAGCACTTGAATTTAGAATCATCCTTTACGGAGGATGATTCTTACCTTGAGTCTTTGATAGAGGCAGGTGAAGAGAATATTGCAAAGGATTTGTGCGTGACAATTGAAGAACTTGAAACTATAGGTGGCGGCTCTAAAATCCCTGCACCTCTCCGGCACGCTATTCTGCTTACAATCGGCACTTATTATAGCAACAGGGAAAGCGTATCCAGCGTCAGACTTCAGGAGCTTCCTCGGGGAGTTAAATATCTGACATCACTTTATCGAAACTTTAGCCTATGAGAGCCGGATTACTGAAAGAGACTTTGATTTTTGAGGCGTTGACAAAAGAGAAGACGCCATCAGGAGCCATTAGCAAGGAATACAAAGAAGTATTCAAGTGTAGGGCTTACCGAAAGAAACAGTCCATCATAACCGGGGATGAGAGTGCAAAGGAACAGTTTATCGGACAGATGACCGTGATGTTGGTTCGTAAATATCCTCAGATAACTTATAATTGTCGCGTAAAGTGGGCTGAATGTATCTGGGAAATTAAAATGATTGAACCTCGTGACAACGAACTTACTTTAACTCTTAAAAAGTTGAATACATGATACAGGCTTCAGTTATTGACAAAGATAGCATACTGTACTTAGTCCGTAATCTTGAGGATTTTGAGAAGGACAAGGCCATCAAGAGCGGACTTCGTTCAGCGGTCAATCTCTTTCGTGTAAAAGGCCGTAGAAATCTACGTGTTAGGTTATTGCATCATGGCAAGCAGACTAATCACCTGATGAACTCTTTCACCAATCGGGTAAAACGGAATAAGCTTGGTGCTTTGGCTGGTTTTGATCGTCCGGGAGGTAATCATTCACATCTGGTGGATAGAGGAACCAAACGACGTTATACGAAGTCCGGTGCTTATCGTGGTATTATGCCAGGTAACCAGTTTTGGACAGATGCAGAACATACAGAAGGTAACAGAGCCATGCAGGCCGTTTATGAGGGTACACAAAAGGCAGTTCAACGAATAAATTCTCGTAGATAATGGACATGTTCAAGATAACCACTGAGGTAAGAGCTCTTTTGCTGGATAACCCCAATATTGTTTCTCTTATAGAGGATAAGATTTTCCCTGTTATAGCCCCAGAAAGTACAGAAGGTGATTTTATCACTTATCAGCGTGACGGATATAAACAGGTATATACTAAGTATGGGGTTGCAGACCAGATCCCTTATGTAAATGTCGTAGCTGTATCGGATGATTATAATCGCAATCAAGAGCTCGCAGTTTTAATCTATGACACTTTATCCGGCGACTTTCGGAATCCGGATATGCACATACAACTTGAAGACTCTACAGAGGACTTCATTGATGGCAAATTTATTCAAATTTTACAATTTTCAATTCAGCAGAAATAATTATGGCAGCAGACAAGAAATTAGATTCAAGCAAAGACATCCATAGAGGTGAACTTATGCTTTTTATCGGGGAAGATCCGATAGCATTCGGATCAAGTGCAGGACTGGATATCAGTACAGAAGAACTGGATATCTCCAATAAGATGATGGGTGACTGGGCCGGCTCTCTTGCCGGAAAGAAGAGTTTCACCATTTCCAGCGAGTCACTTTTGACGCGTAAAGAAGGCGCATTGAGCTTTGACACCTTGCTTGCGAAGCAGATAGCGGGTGATCCTCTTGACTTCTTCTTTGGTAGTGCGAAAGCATCCGATCAGGATAACTTCGGCGGCACTTTTGAAAAAGACGACAAGCAGGTCAATTATACGGGAAAAGTGATTATCACTTCTTTGTCCATCAAATCGGATAACGGGCAGATTGTTTCGGTGAGCGCGTCTTTTAAAGGTGTGGGAGCTTTGACTCCGATAGAACCGGTTGCAGCGTGACACTGAGAATTCGTTAACAAATGCATAAGGCGGTCCTATGATGGCCGCCTTTTTTAATATGAATGAATAATGGACTTGAGCATATTTATCTTTTGTGCAGGTGTTGCACTTTTAATTTTAGTTCTTATTGCTGTGTGCGATGTGAGTGTGGAAGGTCATAAAAGACCTGCCCCGCCTCGCATTCCTTGCCCGCCCAAATTGATCATGGCACCGGGAATGAAATACCAACGTCTTACCATTAAGGCAATCATACGCTGGGAACAGCTACGGGAAAAATCCTTTTCGCTGATGGATTACACGGATAAAGAAGATATAGAATCTTTGCTTTATGTCATGTATATCACCAGCGATAAGTCCAGGTATACATTTGAAGTATTCCGGCAAGTGCTGACAGACGAAAGGTTTATGAATGCCATGTCTTCCGATTTAGGAAAGATCATGGAAGTCGTGGCCCAATTTCAGAAGAAGACAACCGTATCTGACCTCGGTAGTACCGAGGGTAGCTCTGAATACATAGGTAATATTGTATCTGCTTTGATAATGGCAGGGTTGGATGCCGGGTACGCTTTGAATGAAATGGAGTTGTGCGATCTGCCTCTTTACCTGGAAGCTTACGAGAGAGAACGCAAGGAAGAAATGGAAAGTTCCCGCATGTGGACGTACTTCACTATGCTGCCTCATATTGATGCAAGGAAGATGAAAAACGGTGCCCGGGACCTGATTATATTCCCCTGGGAAGAAGAAGAGATGAGAAAAGAAGCCGAACGTGCCATCAAAGAAGATGCTGGCCGATTTGAAGAATTTATGAAAACTAAAAAAACAGACTATTATGGCGGGTAAATTATCGTTCAGTATAGCAATCAATTTGCTTACTGAAAATTTTAAGAAAGGGGCAAGTAAGGTTCAGTCCATGTTTGCCAAGATGAAAGGTAGCGTGCTTGGCTTTGCTGCTGTTCTGGGCATAGGCGGTGCAAGTCTCCGCGGTTTCATAGAGACTACCGCAGGTTTTGAGGCGGCCGTTAGTAAGTTGTCTGCCATACTTGGCACGACACCGGATCAGATAAAAGCATTGACCGACAATGCAAAGAAACTGGGCGAAACTACCAAGTATACAGCGGCGGAAGCTACCAACCTACAAACAGAGCTTGCAAAGTTGGGCTTTACGAAAAATGAGATATTATCGGCTACGGAATCCGTCCTGAAGTTTGCACAAGCTACTGACGCGGGACTGGCGGAAGCGGCCGCGCTTGCAGGAGCGGCTTTAAGGATGTTCGGGGCTGAGGCTTCCGAGTCGAAGAGATACGTATCAGCCATGTCTATAGCCACAACGAAAAGTGCGCTATCTTTTGCTTATCTCCGTGATGCGCTGCCAACGGTTGGACCGGTTGCGAAGGCTTTCAATTTCGAGATAGAAGACACGCTGGCTTTGCTTGGTAAGCTGGCAGACTCGGGATTTGATGCGTCGTCAGCCGCCACGGCCACACGTAATATCTTACTTAACCTGGCTGACAGTGGAGGAAAACTTGCTACTGCTTTGGGCGGACCCGTCAAGACATTGCCGGAGCTTGTATCAGGCTTACAAAAGTTGAAAGACAAGGGTGTGGACTTGAACACCACATTGCAGTTGACAGACAAGCGTAGTGTAGCGGCTTTCAATGCCTTCTTGCAGTCAGCAGACAAGATAACACCGCTTAGAGATGCCATAACAGGTGTGGAAGGTGATCTCGATCAGATGGCTTCTACGATGGGCGATAACGTGAAAGGTGCAATGGCAGGTCTGGGGTCTGCGTGGGAAGCTCTCATGATCAAGATGTCAGAAAACACCAATGGGCCACTGAAAGACATGATAAACTGGATCACCGGTTTGTTGCGTGACTTGAAATCTGGTTTTTCCGGAGTCGTAACATTCGTTATCACATTGATAAGTGGAAAGTTGTTGCAATCAATAGCGGCTTTCTTTGCAAAAGGAAATGCAGTACTTAACGCCTCCGTAACCAACTATAAGTTGGCGGAAGAACGAAAACTGGCCGCTACACAAAAACGAATAGAGGCAGAACAGGCCTATCTAAAGACTCATCTTGCTTATGAAACACGGCAGAATGGAAAACGGCTTGCGAGTGCAGCACAACTTAAAAAATCACTAACGGCACTTGAGGCAGCTAAATTATCGGAAAAGAGAGCCTTTGATGCCGCAAGTGTAGCCAGTACAAAGGCAGCGGCCGTACAGTCCATGAGTGCATGGCAGCGTAGTAATGCCATCTTGTTGTCTGGCTGGAAGAAATTGGCGATTGCCTTAAAATCTCTTTGGTCTACATTGTGGCCTATGGCATTACTCACTGCAATTGGAGCGGTGATTGGAAAATTGGTAAATATGCGGCAAGAAGCAAGGCGTATCAAAAATATATTTGCCGATTATCAAAAAGGACTTGAGCTGTCCGGTAATACTCAAGAAGTTACCCGGATGCAGGCTCTTTTGAACATAATGAATGATCGCAAGAGTAAGCAGAAAGAGATCAATTCCGCACAGCTCGAATTGGGGAAGATGGTTGATGGGGAAAAATTGACACAGGAAGAGCTTATTAAAAAGGTCAAAGAGAGGATTGCATTATTAAAGGAAGCCGCAATGGCAGAAGCCGCATTCGGTACAGTTGGAGAGTATACTGAACGAAATGCTAAGTTAGCGAGTGATGCTGGATTATCCGAAAAAGCGATGGAACGGCTCGCTAAATTATATGCCGGTAGAACGACTTCTAAAGAGAATTATCATGCCTATCTTAGAGCACAACGTGAGGAAGCCGAGAAATCCGGGAATAGGAAGAATCTCAACTGGTATAAGATAGAAGATAAGTTACCGGAGGTCTACGCAAACTTAGAAGTTATTGATAATGCCACACAGAGAGCTGGCAAACATTTAACGAATACGGTAACAACAGTAGTTCCTCCACCTCCTGACGATCCAGATCAAACCGAACTCCAGAAGCAGCAAGAACGTTATGCTCAATCCCTACGAGAGTTGAACGCCCGTAAAGAAGTTGAGAAATTGACAACAGATCAATATAACAAGGCTTATGACGAATTAAATCGAAAATCCCTAATTGAAGCCAAGTCTTCTGACGACAAAGCTGTACTAAACAGTAAATATATAAAGTTGCTTCAGGACAAAGTAGATAATCCTTTGTATAAAGAGGATAAGGTTCAGATCGAGTTGGCCAAAGTAGAAAAGGAATACCAGACGTCCGTTTCTCTTGCAAAAACCAAATTAGATAAGAAGCTTATATCAGAGGAAGAATACCGACAGGCGCTCATTGATGCGGCTATGGCAGCCGCCAACTCAGCGATATCCATTGAAGGCGTAGGGGATGCCGCCGATGAGCTTATAAAAAGAATGCAGGGAGTAGTTGGCGAAAACATGGAGAAAAGTTTTCAGATGCCCAAGCTCCGACAGCGTGACACTACTTTTGACTACAAGAAAACTGACACTGATAAGCTTTCTGAAAAAGTCGATATATGGATTGAATATAGGGATAACTTGAAGGAAAAGCTCAACGGAGTTAAAGATAAAACAAGTGATCTTGCAAAAGAAATCCAGGAAGAGTTGAATAATGCCATCCGGAATACCGATGATTTGGAGACAGCTTTGAAGATAGCTCAAGTAAAACAGGACGTAGAAGATTTTTCAAAGGAACTGAATGAAGGTTTATACTCCGGTGTGAAGAATATAGCCAGTAGTTCAGATCGAATGGTCAGCGCGTTTGAGAATCTCCGTGATGTCATGAATGATGTCGATGCATCCGGATGGGAACGCATCATGGCGGTTTGGAATGCAATGACAAACACCATTGATGGGCTTATGAGTATTATTAAGACCATTGAAACATTAACGGAATTGACCAATAAATTAGCCAGGGCAAAAGAGGCAGAGGCTGCGATTGATACAGCTACCACTGCGACAAAGGTTACCAATAAGACTGCGGAAACTACAGCTGAAATTACGGCGTTAGGCACACAAACCGCGGCAGAAGTCACTGCCAGTACAGCAAAAACAACAGCGGCATCTGTAGAAATGGCAGCTAAAAGTACAGCTGCTTATGCTTATATTCCTTTTGCTGGCCCTGCGCTTGCTGCGGCTCAAATAGCAACAATGCAGGCTTTAATCGCTGCGGCGGCAATTCCCAAGTTTGCCAGTGGTGGTATTGTAACCGGTGGCCCATCTTCAGGTGACAAGATTCTAGCCCGGGTTAATGCCGGGGAAATGATTTTGAACGCTCGGCAGCAATCTAATTTGTTCGAGGCTATCAATTCGGGTAAGATGGGAGGTGATAAGATGTTAGCTTCCACAGTGACTACTAAGGTGCGCTCTAAAGACCTTATTCTTACTATCAATAATGAACTTAAATCACAAGGTAAAAAACCAATAGGATGAGCTATAGTTTGATTTACACAGTTCCTTTCGCCACGCTGGATAATATTCCTTGTGTGGTAGAGATTGAGAAGGACGGTTATACAGGAGCATCGACTGAGCTAACCGCCGGTGCCACTCCGTTCACTGCTGAGATAGATAGCGAAGAGTTTCTTTATACTCCCACCCGATTCTCAACGGCAAAGTTGCAGATAGTCGGTAATGATTATCTGCAAACCTTGTTTTCAACAGAATACCGGCAATATCGGGTAACATTCAAGAAAGCTGGTGTTATAACCTGGTGCGGTTTCATCAAGCCGGAACTCTATACACAAGATTACGCATCAGAAACATTCGTCCTGGAAATAGAATGTATATCCGCTATGTCGGTATTGGAATTTATAGACTATACGACTGAAGGAGAGACTAAGAACTTTGTATCCTTATGGTGCTTATTGCAGCGTTGCATCTCCTCATCTGCCGGACAATATAATTCTGTCCTTATTCCTCATGTATATGCATCCAGTAAGGAGGCATATTCTACGGAAGAAAATGTGCTTGCAGATATGACACTGAGTGAACAGGATTTCTTCGATGAAGATGATAAGCCAATGAAGTTAAAGGAAGTTTTAGAGGAGGTTTGTAAATTCCTTAACTGGACCTGCGCCGACTGGAAGGGTGATCTTTATTTTGTCGACGTGGACCATACAGAGATATATCATAAGTATGATGTAACGCTTGAGAATAGTATTGATGAACGGGTGAATGAGTTGCTTGTGCAGGATATTGGTTTTGCGGGTTCTAACCACTCTCTTGACGTCCTGCCGGGTTATAATAAAGTAACTGTGAAATGCAGTAATTATATTATTGGTCAGATACTGCCAGACGAAGATTTCAATAATTTGAAAGAATTATCAACGGTTGACAACACGACATCTGACAATAAAAAAGTATGCCGTTCGACATATTTATACCCAAATGAATGGAATTGTTTATTGTATAGAGATGGAATTGTTGTTGGGAATGATATGCTGCCTTCTATTAAGGATGTAGCTCCATCACTGTATGGGGCAATGCTGATGAAATATTGTATTTATGAACAGGAAAAAGATGTGAATGGAGTTTGGCAACCTACGATTCATGATTATTCTTTTATAAATACTATACGGGTGCGTTATCCAATAAAAGGTACTCCTGGAGCGTTCAATATCAACAATTATAAGGTGCTTACCTTTAAAGGTGCATCTGCAACGTATATGGATTGCGCTCTCGGAATTAATGCTACGGCAAAGGCTATCAAAGACGACGATATGTTGCCGTGGGGGAACAGTGCCGCCGGATATGATAAAGAAGCAATAAGATGCCAGATACGTATTGGTAATGAATACTACGGCAACCATTTCGGAGATCAATTTTATGGTTTTACATGGGCAGAAGATCCGCAGAATTTTGTGATATTGGATTTTGATAGCTGGAATAATGACGGGAAGCTTGAATGGCTTACCATTCCTAACGGTAAGACTTTGAATATGCCTTATAATGGGCTGAGCGGCTTCATAGTTCCTATCGATCGACCTATATCGGGAGACTTTGAATTTAGCTTATTGGTTATCCCTCGCCCTGGAGATGGAGAGCGGGGAGATAGAACAGGGATTATAATCAAAGATTTTAGTGTGAAAATTCAGAATAAAGATAGTATCTCAAAAGAGAACAATAGTTCTGATCGCACCTATGAAAACGTCCTGAACGAAAGTTATATAAACGAGATGGATGAAATTGAATTTAAAATATCATCGTACAATAATGATGGTGCATGCTACAGCAAAGTTATGTTAGGTGATGATTATCTGCAAGATAACCTCTACAACTGCATTCTAGACGATACTATTCGTCCCGAGGAAATGATGATTACCCGCTGCATTAATCATTATAGTGCCACCCGTATTAAACTTACTCAGGAAATAAAAGAGCGTGCGGATTTAACGCCGATAACGAGATTGTCCGACACTTTTTTGGTTAGTAAGAAATTCATCTGCACAGGAGGTTCAATAGACTGCAAGATGAATCGCTTTGAATGTATAATGATTGAAGTATAATGAAGAAAGTATCTATAGTATCATCTACTGCACCGGCAAAGCCCAGATCGGATAAATATCCGGTCGGCGCTTCCGTTACGCGTACATCTTCCGGTACTACGGTTGTTAATCAGGGCGGCGGAGAAAGTATTGATATTGTTAAAAAGGATGACATAAAGTCCTTTACAGACAAGAATGTACTTTCTTCTCTTCGATCAGTAGCTGAGTTTATCAGTAAGAAAGATGATAGCCAGATATCGGCAATCATTGACTTTTTGAAGGGGTTGAAAATTGATGGCAATCTGATCAATCGCTTATTGCTGCAAAATACCGAGGCAGAGAACGTCGGCGATACGGATGTAATGTCAGCATTGCGGGTATTGGCTGAGATTGCGGCCAATAATGAAGTACTGAAAAATATGTTCCTCCGTAAAGACAAAGTAGATAGTACAGATTATCTATTACGTCTTTTTGGAGGTGCTGTCGTCGAGAATGGCTTAATCGTCCGTCTTCCGAAGCAAGACACTCCAGCTGCTTTAATGTCTTGTTTGTTGGAAGAGGATGTTGATACTCTTATAGAAGAAGACGAGGACGCTATCGTGGAGATTGCCCCGGCAGAAGCGTCGGGTGATCTGACGCTTGGCGGGCTTTTGAATGCTGACTCTTCTTTTGACAGTCTTCCCAATGATATCTATTCACTGGAAATGCGTGACGGTACATTCTATCCGAAAACAGGCGGTGGGCTTGTAATAGGCACCGATCCGGGTACCGCATACGATGGTGCCGCCGGTGCTACTCTTGAACAGATGGTGCGCGAACTTGCGGGCGGTGCCGGCACGATGTATAGCGTGTATATCCGTAATAACATGCCTTCGCTCGGTTTTGCCGCCCAATATGGCGAAGAGTGCATTCTTGATTTTACCTTCATCTCCCAATACCGTGACGACCTGAATGAGCCTTACAAGCCTACCGGAGAGCTCGGTCTATGTACCGTCATGGTGAAGAATGCCAAGTTTGCAGACTTTACAGTAGTCAAGCAGATGGAGGTTTCTTCCGGTGTTTCTATCAAGCAGGATATCGCGGAGTGGCTGACTTCCGGAAGCAACAATATCAAGATCACGACAAAGGGACTGAACACCGATCAGACCACTGCGCCTGTGACTTATACCGTGCAATTGACTTCGCTTGGCATCAGTGCGCCGAACTTTGCCTGGTGGACCGCGTTTGCGGGAGATATCACCATTCCGATGATAATCAACGGTAACATCAACAAGACGCTGAATATCACCATCACGGGCGATGATTACAACCAAAGCTATACCCGGAACCTTGGTACGGCCATCTATACCGATACTCCCTATAATTATGTCCTGCCGCATCCCGGGGCGACAAGCGTATATAAAGTGTCGTTTTACCTGTCAAACTCTGATAATACGATCCAGACAAAAGCCGTCTCAGTGAATATCATGTGTATATCTGCCGGAGAGACCTCAAAGCTTATGTGCGTGAACAACGTTGCCGCATTGCTCACAAACTGGCAGGATAACGTTGTCTTTGACTATGCCATCTATGATGGTCAGGCTGCGGCAACCGACGCTATATTCAGCATAACCAAAGCCGGAATAGAAGTGTACAGCTCTGAAAATGATAATATCGCCACTAATACGAGGAACACTCTAACCTATCCGATGGAGGTAGATACGGATGATGATGCCAACTTTGATGTGGTTGTGAACGTAACCAGCGAAAAAGTTCATCTGATAGAGCCTGTCACGCTGAACGTGAACAATTCTTTGGGGTATTCCGCCACGGCCGGCGCAGTGCTCTATATCAACCCTAAAACCCGTAGTAATTCGCAAACAAATTACCTGAGTGTAGTTAATGAGGTGGACAAGTCTCTGATACCTGTCACCTGGAGCAATCTGAACTGGGGCAACGATGGATGGGTAACGGACGATGATGGCGTGAAGGCTTTGAAAATCTTTGCCCGCAGCAAGGCCGTGATCGATTACCAGGCTTTTATAACGGAGGCTGCCCGCAAGGGTAAGACTATTGAGATAGACTTCAAGGTTGAGAATGCTTCCGATGCCGGCAAGGACATAATCAGCATTGCGGAGGATAAGACAGACGGCAGCCGTGTGGGCCTGAAAGTGTCCGGTGAGAATGTATCCTTCTTCTCGCAATCCATGCATGACAACAGCACGCAGGACGTTCCTATTGACAACGGTGTACGCATCCGCCTGACTGTGGTGGTGATGCCGAACGCTTATGGTGATCCTGACTTCAATCTGGTTGCCATCTATATTAATGGGAAGAAGAACCGGCAGTACGCTTACTTGATTAATGACTATTTCCGTAACACCGGCAAAATAATATTGGGCAACGACTATGCGAATCTCTATCTGTACGGTCTTCGCATTTACGACAGTGCGTTGCCCTCGGAAGCCGTGCAAAAGAATTATATCAACCAGCTTGCCACCACGGATGAAAAGCAGACTGAAAAGAGTGTCAATCAGGTATTGGATGGCGAGGGTGTGAACATAGATTTCAATGCTACGAAGCTATTGTATAATGTATTCGTTATCGACCAGCCTTTTCCGAACCTGAATAACCCTTCAGGTGTAGCCGGTAATCTGGAAGTATTCTTCAAGGATAAGCCGGAGAGGAATTTCACACTCACCAATCTTCTGGTTGAAGGTCAGGGAACATCTTCCAAGAAATACCTTGAGTGGAACATCCGGTTCAAGTTGAAGGGGCTGAAGGACGCTGAGGGTAATAAGATAGCCTCTATCGCCACGTATGCCGACGGTACTACGGATAAGAACAAAGTGTTGATGTTCGATGGTGTTCCAAAGTCCGGACGTCTGACGGCAAAGAAGAACTGGGCCAGCTCCATGCAGGACCACAAGGCCGGCTGTGTGGATGCCTACGATGCCCTGTACAAGGAAATGGGCATGAAGAACGAGGCCATGGTTGTCGACCCGAAGATACGTGTGGCCGTCTATCAGGAACCGTTCATCGGTTTCTCGAAGTCCGTCAACGAAGAAGGTCAGGACGTATATACCTGTATGGGAGAATTTACGTTTGGTCCGGATAAAGGAGATGACCTTTGTTTCGGCTATGATACAGAAGCTTTCCCCGAACTTCTTTCTGTTGAGGGTTCGGACAATGCTCCGTTGGGCGCGCTTTTCCGTGTGCCTTGGAACCGAAGTAAATCATATTGGGCGTATAATCCGGATGAAGAGGCCTTTCAGTACAACGACACGAACTGCTGGGACTTTGACGCCGGTGAGCTGAACGCTGATGAGACTGAGCCACTGTCTGCACAGAAGTGGATAGACGCATACAATGCGGTGTATGTATGTAGTAACCGCATTCGCCCGTTTAATGGGACACTGGATGATCTGAATGCTCAGATAACGACTTACCGGGGCACCGGGTATGAATACTGGATAGCCAAGGCAGGAGATGCCAACCTGTACAACCTGTATTATTACGAGGCTGCGGAAGGCAGGTTTATCCCTTCAGATATCGGTGCCGGTCAGATCAATCTTAAAACACAGCTTAAAGACTATTTGACCGATGACTTATCGGTATTCACAGCCGAACAATTGAATGAACTGTTCATAAGTTCAAGGAAACAGCTCTTCCGTGCCACGATACCGGCACTGTTCGATATTGATGATGCGGTATTCCATTACTGTTTTACTGAGTTTACGGCCGGAACAGACCAGCGTGCGAAGAACACCTATCCGTACAACTTTTGCACGGTTGGCAGTAAATGGCGCTGGCGTCTGGATGATGCCGATACCATTTTCCCGATAGACAACCAGGGACAGGACCGCAAGCCGTATCATTGTGAAATGCACGATTCTTATGATAATGGCCAGCCAATTTGGAATGGCGAAACATCCACCTTCTGGAATATGCTGGAACTGGCGTTTAACGCTGAGATAATCGCAGGCATGAGAAAGATGCTGTCCGCCATGGAAGCGTTGTGTGGTCAGTCTTCGGGCACGCCATACGATAAGGTATATGCCTTTTACCGGAAGTATTATCTGGGTGTGAAAAACTATTTCCCGGCAACGCTTGTGAATGCTGACGCTAAACGGTATGAACTTGCGAAGATAGCTTATGATAAAGGACAGTATACTAATGATACTGATCCTATTACACAATCTCACGGAGATTTTTACTCGGCCGAAACCGCCTGGGTGAAGAAGCGTATCATGTACATTATGTCGAAGTATAGCTACGGGCTATTTTCCGCCGATGGTACCGACACCATTATTGTTCGTGCCGCCGGTGACTTGATAGACTACGAGATCACTCCCGCGTTCGACATGTACCCGGCCATAGCCAACGGTACATCCATCGTGCGAGGAGAGCGAACCAAAGCGGGCGCGGCTTGTAAGATTACTATTGACCTCGGCGGCTCTGCCGACCAGCAGAATGCTATCCAGGCGGCAAGCTGGTTATTGAGTATCGGAGACTGGCATAAAAAGAATGTTTCCGGTACCATGGTGGTAAGAGGTCGGCGCTTGACTGAACTTATCCTTGGCAGTAAGATAGAAGATGTAATAATCTCTATTACAGGTCTTACGCTCGCTGATTGCGGCAGTATGCAGAAGATATTACTGTCTAATATAGCTACTTTACAAGGTACTCTCGATTTGAGCGCGATTATCAACATTCGTGAGATATATGCTGACGGAACAAACCTGAGCCAGATCAAGCTTCCGAATGGCGGCGGGCTTGAAGTTATAGAGTACCCGGCAAACAACAAGTACATCTCATTCAGGAACTTCCCTGTCCTGGCAACAGAAGGGTTGAGAATCGGTCAGTGTGCGGTGAACATTACCGACTTCTGGATTGAGAATTGTCCGTTGCTGAAGCCTGTGCGGCTACTTTTGGATATCATCGAGGCACAACAATCACAAGGAACAGCTCACGTATTGAAACACGTTCGTGCGGTAGGCTTTGAAGAGGAATATTACACGGCTGATGCGTTGAATATGCTTGCGAAACTGGCGGATGGTACCTACGAGGGCTTGGACTCATCCGGTTTGGCGGGTGAGGAACCGATACCGGTTCTTGATGGTAAGATTACGGTGCATTCTAATTACTATCAGGACTTCGTTGATGCGCTAAGAAATACTTTCAACAAATTAGAACTGATAATGAATGGGGAGCCGGCAATATATATGGCTGATCCTGCGTTTAAAGCTATTGCAAACACTTTGTGGGATACTGATGGAGATGGATTTATAACAGAGGCAGAAGCGGCTGTTAGGAGAGTTATTAATACTGAATTTCGCGGAAACACAGATATTGTCGATGCTTCCCCTTTGAAACATTTTCATTGGGTAGCATATAATGACGATACAGCGATATTCTATGGATGTTCCTCTTTAAAAAAGATTTCAATTCGGGAGGATAGTTCTTTTGTAAGCAATATGTTTGCCGGATGTACGGCGTTGGAAGAGATTGAACTTCCTTCTTCCATTTCAAAACTATCTAACTATAAACCCGGAGCAATGTTTAATGGATGTTCGTCTCTGCGTAATATCACTTTGCCTTCTGACATGACGGAGATCGGAGGTAATATGTTTCTGAATTGCATCTCACTGGAGGAATTGGATATACCAGCAACAGTAACCACTATTGGATATGGAGTAACAAATGGTTGTACCTCATTGAAAAGAATTATCAATCGTGCGACCAGCGTACCTATATATACAGGAAACAATGCTTTTGCCAATTGTCCTAATCTAACGGAGATGATCATTCTACAGGAGACACCGCCAACATTGGGATACGCTTCGTTCTACAACACAGACAACTGTATTTTTTACGTGCCGGACTCCGTTGTTAATACCTATAAGTCCGCTTCCGGTTGGTCGGGAATGGCATCCAGGATAAAGCCGTTATCAGAATATACAAAGGATTATTAATATGGATGAAAGAGATTCTATAAAAAAGATTGTAGCGTCAAAAGGTAAAGTGCTTCGCCGTATCTCGGATGGTTTTATAGCTGGTCCGGATTTGTATTTGGGGTATACCTATTATCTGCATGGCGAGAAACTGGACGAACCTTTATTGGAACTTCCGGAGCATTATGAAGAGATTGATATACCTGAAGAACTTAATGATAATGATATAAATACTGATTGATATGGCAATATTAAGTACAGCAAAGATCGTAGGCATGTTAGCTTCTGCAAAGAAGACAGGTAAACAGATATTGAATGCAGCCGGAGAATATGTGGCTGAAGTGGTAGAAGACTTCATGTCAGGCTTCGCCGGCTATGGTTGGAAAATCTGGGAGTACGTGAAAGGTAAATGGATGCTTGAGATCGACTCCATCCGGGTGCGTGAACAGTTTATTGTGTTTGAGATGCTGGTGTCAAAGATGCGGGCGATCATTGGTTCATTGGGCATTAGTCAGGCGTGTGGTAAGATTGCTACGGTAACTCTCTCGGAGGATGGTACGGAGTATCTCATCACCTTGGAGGATGAGACCATGAGCTTTGTCGCTCATGACTTTATGCGGTGCCAGACTTATACAGGTACTAAACAGACGTTTTACCATGTCGAGATTGCATCCGTTGTGGATAATGTGATTCATGTGTCTGTGTCCGAGTTTGACAAGGATGAAGAGGGTAATGTGATCAATCCTCCGGAGGTTGGAAATGATATCGTGCAATTCGGTAATTCAGTCAACAAGAACCGACAGTCCGCTATCTACATCCACGCCGATGAAAGTGGCCAGCCTGCCATTGATATCATGTTTGATCTTGACAGTAAAGACTGGACCGGTAAGATAAAGACACGTCTTGGCGGTGATATTCCCGGTGGAGATGGTGCGAGGGGCTTTTATTGCGAAAACGGCATGATCAAAGGAACCGATACCGGCGGACATACGGTATACTGCATCCATCCTGACGGTACCGCTGAGTTTGGCGACGGCTCAGCTAAATTTGCAGCGGATAAATCCGGTAAACTTGCCGGTGGTGCGATATCATGGGTATGGGATGCGGACAAGAATAAATTTGTCTGCACAATGGGAGATGTTATCCTAAAATGGGATAACCTTGATGATGAAGTTAAAGAGAATCTTAAAGGTGAAAAGGGAGACAAGGGAGATACCGGTGATAAAGGTGGTGATGGTCTCAATGGTGCTGACGGTATTAATGGTAAGGATGGCACATCAATAGTATGGAAGGGTAGCTATGTTTCGCATCCTTCTAATCCTCAAAATGGTTGGGCATACAAAAATACTACGGATGGTAAAAGTTACGTTTACCAGGATGGAACATGGTATCAGATGACTGTTGACGGTGTGGACGGTGCCAATGGTAAAGATGGTACTGATGGACTTGATATTGTTTGGAAAGGAGATTTATCCTCACCACCGGCAAATCCTGTAAAGAACTGGGTATATCGAGATACGGATAACGGTCGGGTATACATCTATAATGGTACTGCCTGGGCTTTAATGGTGGCGGATGGAAATGACGGAGCCTCCGGTGCTGATGGCACTGACGGTATGTCTGTCTATATCACTTATCATGATAGTGAATCCCAACCAGCAAAACCTACAGGAAACGGCACCTCGAACGGTTGGCACACTGATGCAACGAGCACAGTCGTGTGGATGTCTCAGAAGGTGGCTGCAAGTGTATCTTCCGGTAGTTGGGGTACCCCGATTAAAATAAAAGGAGGTAAAGGAGACACAGGACCGCAAGGTGTTCCCGGTCCTGCCGGTAAAGATGGAAAGGTATATTATACTTGGATAAAGTATGCTGATGATGCGCAAGGTAATGGCATTAGTAATGATCCTGCCGGAAAGAGCTTCATTGGGCTTGCCTACAACAAAGAAGCAGAGACTGAAAGTAATACGGTATCTGATTATAGCTGGAGTCGCTTCCGTGGTTTCGATGGGAAGGATGGTAAAGATGGTACGGATGGCGTTCCCGGTCCGGCAGGTGACGATGGCAAGACCACCTACACATGGATCGCTTATTCTGATAACGCAGACGGTAGTGGTATGTATCAGGTGCCGACGGACACTACTAAGTATATCGGTATTGCGGTTAATAAAGATACGGCTACAGAAAGTACTGATCCGGCTGATTATACGTGGAGCCGTTTCCGGGGTGAAGATGGTACGGATGGCCAAGATGCTGTAATGCTTGCGATAGAATTCTATATGAACGGTGTCCGGATTAACGACATCCAATGTGACATACATGGCACTTCAATTTCCGGCAATACCGTCACAGCTAAGTTATATCGTATTAGTGGAAGCAGTAAGGAAGATTATACTCCTGACAGGTGGCGTGTATCTTATTTAAAAGAAGGCGTTGAAGTGCTTTCCATTCAGCCCTTGGAATCGCTTAACTTTATAAATATATCCCTCGACAAATCATTAGAATATGACAGTATTGCGGTGATGGCCTATGAACGGTCAATTCCTGATTATGTCTTGATTACCGAGGCTTCAATATCTAAGGTGATGGCAAATGTACCAGATTGGTTAATAGGCTGGGATACCAACAAGGTGCAGATAGGCAGCGAGTATATGATATCTCCGAAACTCTTTACGGGAAAAAATACCGGGACGGCTGAGGAACCGATCTTAACCGGTATCGTGCAGGGTAACAAGTGTATAACCATTGATGGAGTTGAACGATCCGGTATCTTTGCTTTGGTGGATAACGAGATAATGTTTGAGCTTGACCCGGAAAATGGAAAATACAAATTCAATGGTGAGGTCAACGCTACAAGTGGAGTCTTTAAGAATATAAAATCGCCAAACGATTCTTTTAGAATTAAAGAAAATGGAGAAATAGAGATAGTAGGTAAGATTTCCACTTCCTCGAATGGTACTCGTATAGAAATAGACCCGGTTACTAATAGTCTCAAAATGTACACTCAAGACGGTATAGAAGTTGGGAACTTGAGCTTTTTTGAAAGCGAATGGAATGGTGTTATTAATTATCTTCCACGACTTAGGCTGCGTAGATATGTAGATAATGTGTTATATAATGAAACTTCAATAGACAGTGGAACAATCTTTTGTTCTCAAAAAGTAGGTTCTGATGATTATTCCTGTTATTTGATTCCTTCTAACGGTTTGACATTTTACAAGAATAACGAGCAGACCAAGCATTATTCAAAGGCGTAATAATAAAAGTCCCGTCTACTTTCGCAAGCGGACGGGAATAACGACAAAACTACTATGTGACCTTAACGGTCAATGCAATAGCAAAGGTAGTATTAATATTTAAAATAGAGTGTAGAATGAAAGGAATAGATGAATTATTTATTGTGGCCTGGATGCTTTTCGGTATCCTGTTGACGCCACTTTTCTTTATAGCTTTCGATTTGTGGGCTGGAATCAGAAAAGCCAAACAACGTAGTGAGAAGATTTCGAGCGACGGATGGAAACGTACAGTGAATAAGGTTGCGAGATATTACAATGCTTTGCTTGCGTTGGTCGTAGTTGATTGTATGCAGATGGCTGGTGTCTGGTATCTGGATAATTACTATGATTACCATATACCTATTTTCCCGTTTATTACTTTGCTGGGAGCTTTCGGAGTGGCAGCCATAGAGGTTAAATCCATCTATGAGAAAGCAGATGAGAAGGAACGCAAAGAGATGAAACAAGTAGCTGCATTGGCTACCGAGATAGCGAAGCACAAGGCTGATCCAACAGAGATAGCACAAGCGGTAGTGGAATATATGAATAAAAGTAAGGATGAAAAGAAATGAAGGTATTGATCGACAACGGCCACGGGGAGAATACTCTGGGCAAACGTTCACCGGACGGAAGATTGAGAGAGTGGTCCTATACAAGAGAGATTGCCGATATGGTTATTTTCGGCTTACGTAAAAAAGGTATTGATGCTGAACGTATCGTAAAAGAAGATACGGATGTTCCTTTGTCTGAGCGATGCAGGCGGGCGAATGACATCTATAAAGAGACAGGAAAAAAAGCTATACTTGTTTCTATCCATTGCAATGCGGCTGGTTCCGGTGCTAACTGGATGAATGCAAAGGGGTGGAGTGTGTTTGTAGCGAATAACGCTTCAAGTAATAGTAAAAAAATGGCTGAATGCCTAGGGCAAGTAGCCGAATGTATTCCAGTTCCCGTCCGTAAACCAATGCCCGACCAATTGTATTGGCAGCAGAACCTTGCCATTTGCCGGGACACGAATTGTCCGGCTGTGCTCACTGAGAATTTCTTTCAGGATAACAAGGAAGATGTAGAATACCTTTTGTCCCAGGAAGGTAAACAGACGGTTGCGCAGATACATATTGATGGTATCGTTAAATATCTGAGCTTATGAAGAAGCTGCCTTGGATATTAGTTATATTGCTGGCGGTGGCTTGCGCGGTTGTCTGGTTCCGTCCACACGAACCGTTGTCGGCTGATATGAGACCTGATACTACCGATTATGTAGATACCATTCCTTTTTACTACCCAGTACCAAAGGATAGTTTAGTAATAAGATACAAAACGGTAAAATTACCTATGAAGAAAGACACATGTACCGCTAAAGGTGATACGTGCACTGTTTCGGTTGATTCTGTAGAGGTAGAAATACCTATTGCAAGTAAAGAGTATGAAGATAGCCTGTATCATCTATGGGTGTCAGGCTATAATGTTAGCTTGGATAGCATCAATGTATACAGCCGAATCAGAGAGATAAAGATACCGGTTCCTGCCAAGAAGAAACGGTGGGGGCTTGGCTTGCAAGCAGGATATGGATTCTATCCTGGCCAAAGTGGTTTTTATGTTGGGGTTGGGGTGAGTTATAATTTGTGGCAGTGGTAATCTTATCGAAAATCCCCGTAGCGGCTCAACTACGGGGATGGTGTCAATTTAAAACGCATTATGAAATGCGAATTGAGCCTAATTTCTTGCTTAAATCATTCAAAGCGTGGTTTAGCCTTTCTTTTTCTTCCTCTGTAAATTTGCTTGGCTTACCGTTAACAATACAGCCATTGATTTTGTTGTTTAACCATTGCTTAGACTTTCCAAAATATTTTTTTGCAATATAAGACAATGATATAAAACCGTTAATATCTGCAAGTTGTTGGCGAACTGTTAGTTCATTCTTTACTTGATCTAGCTCATTCCCTATTTCTTCGTAACATTGTAACACGAAATCAGCTATTATATTCCCGTCTTCCTCTGATGGGTAAAGTACGTTTATCTCATCTACTTTCCTCTGAAATTCTCCCATTTTATCTGGGTTATCAGATGTCATAATCTGTTTTAGAATCTCTAAATCTTTCTGCAAAGTATTCATATATTTTTGTTTTTTAATTCTCCCCCGAAGGGGAGAACTGTTACTACTTTTTCTTTTCCAGCTTTTTTAATGCTTCTTCAATCGTTGCAATGTCTTTTTCTAGTTGTCTTTTACGGTCGAGAACTGCATTCATTTTGCTTTCACTAATTTGTCGACCGCTATTGAAGATGTATTCCAGCATTTTCATTTCTGCCTTTTTCTTCATTAGTAAGTCGAGAAAGAACTCTTTTTCATTCATAATGTATTCGTTTTAAATTGACTCTACAAAGATAATATACTTTTGTATATTATGCAAGCTTTTAAGTGATTATTTTTCTTTTATACCTTATTATATATTACATCATCATCATTTGCATTTGATTTCTCATTTCAATGTACGGCTTAAATACTTCTGGATCATTAACATAATCTATAACTCTACGAATTGCGGCATCGGCCTGGTACTGTTTTACTCGCACATAAGAATTGATCGTAATTCCAGTTTTGATTGAATGCCCGAGGCAGTATTCGATAATAGGGTAGGGGATACCGATTTCTGCTGCGAACTGGGCGAAGGTCTTACGTGCGGAATAGTAAGTTAGTGTTCCTTTATTGATATTCAATTCTTTTGCTAATGATTTGAGACACTTGTTGATGTAACATTGTAAATTTTTGGTAGCAAATTGATATTCGAAATCGAGACGGCCGTTTGCCCCTATGTATTTATCTATAATGGTAGCGGCTTCAGGACAGATTCCTATTTTAATTCTTCGATTCTTTTTTTTATGTCCGCTACTTTTCTTACGTATGTACTCTATCTCTTCTTTTGAAAAGTCTATTTGTATAAGATCTGCATAATTCATCCCACCAAGATAGAAAGAGAGTAAGAATATGTCTTTAGCCAATGCCAATCTTTTGCTATGTGATACATCGGCTTTTATTATTTTTCTGACATCTTCTACTGGTATATCCAGTTCTCGCGGCTCTGGTGTTGGGATAGGAGTGTAGGCAAATGGATGTTTTTCACATCGTATTAATCCAAGTTTTATTGCCTCATTCACTCTTGCCTTGATATGGCACAATCTGATCTGTCGTCCACCATCAGTATGCCCATGTATCCTCATCCAACGGTCGAAGTGTTCAATAGTGATGTGGTTCATAATAACCATCGGTACGTCACCTTCTGCCGCTTCGAATACTTTCATGGTGTCTTCCATCATTTTGGCATAGCTTTCACGACCTTCTTCCCGCATTTCCTTGATACGTTGTCGCATGAATTCGTTGAAGGTACGGACATCCGGAATAGCCGCGTCTTGCTGAATAAGGATTGCCTTAATCTGTTTGGCTGAATAATATTCGTAGTTGTCTATGTATTGCAATCGCTCTTTATACTTCTTGAGTTCAAAAAGTAATCGCTTGTTCATCATTGTTGCATCAGGACGAGCAACGACTTTTCCTTCATACCACTGGCAGGCGTCATCCAGTAGGTATTCGGTTTTAATGTACTCTTTATCGTTCTTGACCGAGATACGGACAAAGATAGGGTACTTTCCAGCCTTGGTAGGCTTAGCGGATAAAATGGTTAATGATAGTGTTGCCATAAGCTATAAGTTTTAAAGACACTGTTTTTCCACTGTTGGTGACTTGTGGGCGGGAAATCGTATCTTTTTTTTATAGCCAATAGGCTGAGGAAGGATAAAATAAAAAGTTGATTATAAGGTGTTTATAATCAACTTTTCAAAGAGCCGCTAGCCAGACTTGAACTGGCGACCTACGCGTTACGAAGTCTCTTATAGATTCCTACGTATGTTGCTGATATTCATGTAGGTTTCTACGATTGTCTGAATTCTTTAAAACACAATCTGCTATACAATTGCCAGCTTGGTAGTAGAATTGAACTGTTAATAATTAGTTTACTGTAACGCTTGTGTTATTTGCGACAGTTGCATCAAACTCATATCCCATTTTCATTTCTGCCTTAGAACCACAAGGAAGAGGAACGCAAGTGCAACAGAATATAACGACTGATAAGGGAGTGCGATTTTTCCCAGTGATATAAACTTCGGAAGAGGCAAAATTTACTATATCTCCAGATGGTAAAGTTAGAAAGCGAATTTTTATACCTAAACGCCCTTTAGTGCCAAACCATGCAGACCTTTTTGCTTCATAAACTACTCCCTTGGCTATTGTACCTGCTGGAATAACTACAACTTTATCAACTAAAATATCTCTTGATACTTTAAAGTCAATAGCCTGTCCTTCGTGCACCTGGGATGCCTTTATGTTACTAATAGCTTCTAAAGGTACTACGGTGCCAGCCTTAATAACTATTTCTTGTTTCTCTTGCGCCTTGGATGTTATACATGCTAATGTAATCATCATTAAAAATAAAATCTTCTTCATAATCTTATATATTTAGTTTGTTCTTTAATTCATTGAATAAATCAGGATTATCTAAATCCAGGTGTATTGGTTGAATTTCATAGTATTAGTTTTAATAGTTTGTATATTAAACTTTTAAACTACCTCCTTCTTGGTCTTTGCAATTCTATCACATTGAAGATTTGTCTAACTTCTGCCAAATCAATGACTCTGTCAGGATACATATCGTTCAAAGAATGTATTGTAATAGTATGGTTTTCTACATTATGGTCTATTATTCGTTTTACCAAAATTCCGTCTTCATGTACAATAACGAAATCCCATTTCCGGATATGCAATTTAGACTCTGCCCATAGATATGGAGCTATTTCTCTACAAAGAAGTCTGTCTCCTTCAAGGTAACTCTCTTCAGTTCCATCATTCATACTATCTCCTCTGACTTCAAAAGCTACATAATTGCCTTTGGCTTCATGGTCAATAATGAATGGTATAGTAGGTAATGTCGCTATATATGCAGCATCTTGAAATCCGCATAAATAGCCTGCTTGTGCGTATTGATTCACTAATGGTACGTTTATAATATAGTTTTGGTTTAATGGTATCGCTTCTAGAATTTCTATGTTTCCTTTAGATATATTGGTAATAGGCTCTCCTTTTTCATAAAGAATCCAGTCCATATTCCAATGCGGGAAGCTTTTTTTTATCTTTTCTATCGTTGGTTTTCTGAAACTTTCACCTACGTTATTTAAGTACCCATTTCCTAATCCAGAGATGGTATAAAATTGATTTGGATTAAGTCCTTCTTTTTCAATTAGATAGAACATTCTTTCTTTTAAAGTCATATAGATATTCTAGGTTTAATTATAGAAAATCTAGCGTATTTACAATAATTAACTAGAAATTCTATGCTAGATATAGAACTTCTAGTATATTTGCATCATCAATCATTCATTGACGCAACAAAGATAGAAAATAGATTGATAGGATAAAATAGTATAAACATATTAAATCACACGGTTATGAGCACGAATTTTAAAAATCAAATGAAAGAGGTCATGAGTTTGGCATGGTCTTTCGTGAAGAGAAACGGTTTTTCAATGAGTGAAGCACTGAAAGTTGCTTGGGCAAATTTGAAGTTGAAAGCTCAAATGAAAAGTAAGATTGTGAAGTTCTACTTTCAAAAAGTAGATGGTTCTGTACGTGAAGCCTATGGCACACTGAATGAAAAGCTGATGCCAACTATTACAGGTACTGACAAGAGAGCGAAGAATGACACTGTTCAAACTTATTTCGATACAGAACGCCAAGAGTTCAGATGCTATAAAAAGGCTAACCTTTTAAAAATCGCTTGATATGAGACAGTATAGAGTATGTGACAGCATAGATGCTTATGAGTTTGAAAAGTCTTTAGATAAGGCTTGTACTGAGCTTGATAGAGTAGACGGTATGTCAGAGGCAGAAGCTTGCACATACTGTAATACTGATACCAAAGAAGAAGCTTTGCAAGGCATTCAAGAAGAGATTGATTACATAGAGTTTCAACTTAATAGAATGGCGGTATGATAGAAATAGCAGTAGTATTAGCAAGCCTGTATACTGGGTATAGGCTATTCAGAAAGCCGGGTGAAAGATTCTTCTACGAAGATTAATCACACGATTATATTACGCACAACAGCCCGTGCAGACGTAGAGAATATTCTATACGGGCACTATTGATTTAGCTCTTTGACTTATTGGAAATTTGAGGTTGCAAGTTATCCTCTGACGAAATCTGACGATGTAAAGTAGTCACAACTTGCAAACGATACAATGCTGTGGATAATGGTCAAATCCGTATCGTTTTAAATATAAACAGTTAGAATGAAAATTCGGTGAGCCGTGGTGCTCATTTTAATGTATAGAAATGTATAGATATGAAAAGCACCGATAGCTTAAAATGGCGTTGTGCCTCTTTGCGTATTAAGAGGCAATGAAAAAAAAGCACCGATAGCTTATTATATCGGGGTGTACTCCGCATCAAAAATGGAGGATGTACCAGCATCGCAATTGGGGATGCCCAACCTAAAGGGAAATGAAATGAACATTCTTTCAGCACCGAAAATCATCACACGGTGGCAAGTATGCGGGGTTGGTGTCCGTATCGCTGAGAGGTCTAATATACAGAAGAATAAAATAAGTAACGTCTTTTTATTAAGTACATTCTTCTGATAAACTCCCGTGGCTCACCTTTGGGCGAGTAGTAAAGCATAACATCGGAACGCTCACGGGAACATACCGCAGAAAAGGTTAGTGCTAATACTGTACTAAAAGCCATGAGAGAAACGAAGTGCGCACCGTTTTCCTTTACCCTTGTACAGGCGGTTAATTTTTAAATCATACGATTATGAAAAAAGGAACATTAGTAAAATATAAAGCTCCTGGTTGGGAAAACAAAATCGGGAAGGTATATAGTGTTAGCGGTGACAAAGTAATGGTACAGTTTGGCAACCATGATTTTGTCGAATTATACAGTGATGAATTGATAATAATGACAGCGTTATGAAAATAGTCAAAGATAAAACAATCACTCTTTTAATAATAAACGAAGTTAAGTGCGTTGTACAGTCATATGTCGAAAATGATTATGTGAATCTAAGCCCTGTACAGACTGGACAGGAATCCTTTGAATGTAGTTTATCCAACATACGAAATGCACGCTTGCTAAAGTAGAGGAGAAGTTGCCATGAAAGTGATTATGTTTTCTTTTTCAGTGATCTTATTATTATGTATGACAGTGATACTATGTAATGCTGTTATCAAGGATAGTCCCATGTATGTGTCCGGTGTCATACTGACATCTATAATGTTTGTCTTATCTATTATACTCACTGTTTTGACATTTTCGGAGTTGAAAGAGGATTATTGACATAACTGTTTTTGTCGTGTTTTATTTTGTGTTTGTACTGGGGTGTGCGGTCTGTGAAGATAGTGCACCTTTATTATTGGGGATAAGTGGCGGAATTGGTAGACGCACTCAATACCAGAGCGAGTTCAGTGAAAATCTGTATGCAAGTAATGTTGGACGCATCATGAAAGCAGACATCTCATCCCGGTTCGAGCCCGGGCTTGTCCACGAATCATTAATTTAAAATTAAATCTTATGGCAAAAGAATCAGAAGAAAGAAAAAAAGTCAAAGAGAAGCTGATAAAGAAAAATGATAAGATACCTTTCTCTTTATCTCTTTATGTGAAAGTATCCCGTATGGTTCAAGATTTGAATCGTTTGGCGAGAGCCAATCGGCTTGTAGAACCGGAAGATGTACTTTATTCTATCCAACAAGAAGGAGCTCCTAAAGGGAAGTTCTATGTAGTAAGGAATTACTAATCATTAACTCACACGATTATGGATAGAGTATTTACAGAGCTCACACCCGAATGCGAGATTACAGCACGAATGTACGCACAAGGGTATGAGAAGAAAGAAATTGCAAATTTTAAATGCAGGGCTGTTTCAACGGTAAACAACCAATTGCAGAAGGCATTTGATGTTTTGCAGGTGAGGAATGGTCGGGAATTGGCAACCATGCTTTATGAACGGATAGCCGGTGTGAAATTCACAATGGATTTTTCACCTATCATTCGTACATCCGTTGCCTGTGGCTTATTATGTGTCTTTTCTTTTTCACTTTATCACGAACAGAGTGATATGAGAAGAACAAGAGTTGAAACTATTGAAAGAGCAAGGAGGTTAGAATGAATGCAGAAGCAAAACTAAATACTCTCTATCGAATAGGTAGCAGAGTTTCTCTCAATAAAGAGCAGGCAAAAGAGTTTGTAGGCGGTCGCTATAGACTTGAAAAGCTGATAGCAGAAAAGAAAATACGGGCAGAAAAGACCGGAACCACGAAAATGTCTCCTTATGCGATCAATGCTTGTGATGTGCTTCTTTACGCTATTGATTCTAAAGAACAAAGAATATAATTAACCCTTTAAATTTTACGATTATGAGTCTTATCAAAAAATCAAATGAATTAGTAATTCCTACCACTGTAAAGATGATGATTTACGGCCAAGCTGGTATGGGAAAGAGTACGGTGGCATTGAGTGCTCCGAAACCTTTGTTATTGGACTTTGATAACGGTGTCAAGCGTATGAATATGGCGCATCTTGAAAATATAGATACAGTACAAGTCACTTCTTGGAGTGATGTTCAGCAGGTCTTGCAGGAGGATTTGTCAGCCTATCAGACAATCGTGGTGGATACCATTGGTAAGATGATGGATTTTATCATTACTTATAAATGTGGCAGCCGACAACCGTCTATCAGGGATTGGAGCGGTATCAATGCAGAGTTTTCATGGATGACAAGAACGCTCTCAAGCTTGAACAAGCATATCATTTTCGTAGCCCATCGGGACACACGGAAAGAAGGTGATGATACCGTGTTTATCCCTGCCTTGCGTGAAAAATCCTACAACTCCATTGTTACCGAACTGGATTTGCTCGGTTATCTTGAAATGAAAAGCGAAAGAGGCGTACAAAGGCGTACTATCACTTTCGACCCTACTTCAAGGAATGACGGTAAGAACACCTGCAATCTGCCTTCAGTGATGGAAGTGCCGACTATCCTTGACAGGAACGGTAATCCAACTGACAAGAACGACTTTATCACTACCAAGATAATCAATTCGTATTTGGGTATGCTTGCAGCCAAGAAAGAGGCACAGGAAAAGTATGATAAGGTGATAGAGGAAATCAAAGAAAGTATCGAATTTATAACCGATGCCAAGTCCGCTAATGAGTTCGCCTCTCATATTAATGAGTTTGAACACGTTGGTAGTTCTTTGATGATGGCGAGAAATTTGTTTGCTGCAAAGGTAAAGGCTTTGGGGTTAGTATTTGATAAAGAAACAAAAACTTATTCAGATGCAGCCTAAATATCGTTTTTACGCCACGATTCTTGATGCCTTTTGGGGATATCTGAATAGTGATGTGGTTTGGGATAAATATTGGGGGTGGTCAGAAAATCCACCCCACACTCCCGAAGAATTTCACGAACAACAGTTTCACGAACTGATAGACCGGATTAACCGCAAGCCATTCGACAGCGAAGCGGCAGACAAGGGAACAGCCTTTAATGAGGTTATTGACTGTATGGTTGAAAATCGGAAATCCGAAACCGTGCAGGTTGAAAAGATATATAAGGTAATACGCGAAGGAGCTTGTGACGAAACAGGTAAACCTTTGTATTACGATGAGGTTCAGACCAACGAGGTTATAGGTTTGAAAGCTACCTATAATAATCGTGTTTTTACTTTCCCAATCTCACTTTGCCGAGAGTTTTCCGGTTACTTCAAAGGAGCATTAACCCAACAAAGAGTAGAAGCGATTCTTCCAACCGCATACGGCAATGTTTTGGTTTATGGTTTGATTGACGAACTGATGCCTACCAGTATTCACGACATCAAAACAACCGGTAGTTATACCGTGGGAAAGTTCAAAGATCACCA